GGCATTATCTAAGGCTAACTCGGTCCGCTCTAAAACAACCTCCCAATCAACGGCATCAACCGCCTTAAGCGCCCAACTTACAAAAGGTTGTAAGGCATCAACAATAAACATACCCACGGCCTCTAAAACTTCGCCAAGCTGGTTTTTAAGTATAGCCAACTGACCGCCAAAGGTTTTACCGGCCGCCTCCGCGGACCCGCCAAATTCCATATTTAACTCCTTAAGTATCAAGCGTTGGGCGTCCATTGTTTTACCGCTATCAACAAGCGCTTTAATCTGGTCCTGTTGGGCCTCGGTAAAGCTAACGCCAACCTTACGCAAAGCCGTAACGCCGGCTATTGGGTCGTTAAGCGCCTTGCCTAACTGTATGGCGCTAGATTTGGTATCTTGGCCTAGGGCTTGGCTCATATCCAACATGGCCTTGGTTGCCTCTTGCATAACCGGGCCTTTGATATTGGTAAATGTAAGTAGTAGGTTTTGGCCGGTTAGTACGGCCTCATCACCAAAAGTTGTCATTTTAGATAACGCGGTTGCTTGGTCAAGTATAGCTTGGCGCGATAACCCGGCCGCCCCCGCGGTTGACCTTAGTACGGCCTCTAGCTGTGCTATTGCGGTATCGCTCTCATTTATATTAGCTATGGCCCCGCCAACCGCGGCGCCTAGCCCGGCTAAAGCAATACTGCCAACAATCGCCCCGCCCTTAACGGCCTCGCCTAGCCCGGCCTTGGCGGCATTGCCAACCTTGCCAATGTTACCCTCAACGTCTTTAAGGACTTTGCTCGCCTCATCGCGGGCGCGTAAAATTATATCAATAGTTCGCTTATCCATTAGTTACCGCCTCTTTGGTTCATACGCTCATTATCTAGCTTTTGCCTTACGCCGTCCAGTTTTCTAATTTCCATATTAGCAACAAACTCATCAAAGGGCTCGGCGTCCATTTCTAAGCTACTCAATTTATAACGTGCCCGGTAGCGCTCTCGGGCCAGTAAATAGGCCGCCTCCGGGTTGGCCTCCATTGCTCGCTCAATTGTTTTAACCGGGGCTTTTTCGGGCAAGTCAACAATTAACTCACGGAGGCCGCGGCTAAATTTGGGTCAATGTTACCCCGCAATATAACTATGGACTTGGTAATAATCTCAACTGGCAACTCGGTTAAATCGTCGGGCTCTAGGTCAACAACGCCGGCCTCGGTGTAACCCTTGCCGCTTACAAAATGACTTTTAAGCATATCAATAGTTTGCTGTGCTAGTTCCTCGCGCTTGGTTTCGTCAAGCGTTGCCGGGTCAACGTCCCTTAAAGCCTTAAGACTGTTGGCCTCGGTGTAAGTAATAGGGGTGTAATCAATGTAACACTCGGCCCAATCGGGACCAAAAAAATCTAAGCTTAGGCGCTTTTTAACTACAAACCGCTTTTTAGTCTTTGCCATAATTAACTCACTCCTTAATTATTAACTATTTTAGTAAGCCGCAACCGTGTTAGTAAGCGTTGCCTGAATAGCTTGGGCGGTTGCAACGTCATACAGGCCCTTGATACCTACAGTTTGCATAACAACGGCGTCTTTACCTTGGTCAACGTCCCACTCGGTAGCGCTAATTGTTGGCATCTGTAGTACTAGGCCCGGGCGGGCGGCGGTACCAATAGTAACATCAGTATTAACAAGACTTAAGCGTAAAGCGTTTTTAGTATCGCCGGCGTATAAATCGTACTCGCCGGTAGTCTCATAGCGTAATTCTATTTCGCCGGTTATGGCGTATTGAGTTACAAAAAAGTCATCGGGGCTAGTGCTACCAAAAACGTAATCATCGGCCACGGTTTTTTCAATCGTAACCTTAAAGCGGCGTACTTTAGTATCCGTACCGCCAGTAAGGCCGGCAACGTTGGCGGCGCGGCGTAAGGCGGCGTACTTAGGTACAAACTCGGTATCGTTTAAATAGGTAATGTTATCAGTACCGGTAACGCCCTTTTTAGAAATCCAACCGGTAGTAACCTTAACGTACTCGCCAACCATTACCTCCATTTCCCATTTGCGGCAAGTAGCAAGCGCGTAACGCTCGTTTTTGTTGGCCTCTTTGCGTACCAAGGTAAAGCTTGGGTGTTGGTTGTTTTCACTCATTGTAAAAAGGTGGTCTTTAACAATGGCGTTAGCATCAACGTTATCGCTTGTAACAACGTTACCAAAGCCGGCTAACAACAAAAGGCCGCCGGCGTCCGGCGTAAACTTGCTAGTTAAATCGCCCTCGGCCCACTCTTTGACTAAAGCGCTATCGTTGGCATCGGCCAGTACTCCAATAGCGCTATCGTTTATAACTTTTTCGGCGCGGGGCTTAAAATCGCCGTCAAGGTGTGCAATGCCATAGGCCGGCGCTACACTAGTACCCCTAGTTGTTTCCTTACCAATTCCGTAACTAATTTTACGTCCACTAATAACCGCCATCTATTTTTCCCCCTCATCGGTTTTAACTGTTGGCTCATCGCCCTCGGTTTCGGTTGGGACGCTTAACCCGGTAAGTCGTTGTGCTTGTTCTAAACTGGTTGCTTTAACAGAAGTTGCAAACTCTAAAGAATTTTGCGGGGGTGTAAAATAAATTTTAACGCCGCTAGCCCGCTGTTTTTCTGTAATGCCAATGCCTTGCTCGGCTCGCTCGCCGGCCCTTACAAGTGTTGGGGTTTTCGTCGGTTGTTCTTTTTCGGCCATCATAAACTCCTTGCGCTTATTATACATATAATCTTTTACTAAAAGCTACTCTCTACCATAACATCTTTACGGCAAACAACGCGTATGGGCGCCACTATGGCCGGGCCCCGGGCGGTTGGGACCTCAAAAAATTGGCTCGGTACCGGGTCAACAAAATGTACTAGGCCATCTAAATTATAGGTTTTATCTAGGGCGTCTAATACTAGGTCGGTTAAATCCATAAGGTCATCACTTCTTAACTGATAAGTTGCGCTCGTATTATCCTCAAGTAAATTAAGTATATGTACGTCAAAAATATACTTACGGTGGTTATGGGCGTTGGTACTATAATCGCTTTCAATCCGGGCCGGGTTAATAATAACCGATGGGTAAATATCAAAATCAGTTTGGGGCTTTCGTACTACAGCGCCAAAGGCGGCAATACCCGGGGATATTTGGACGGCCGTAATAACCGTTGCCAACTTAGTACTAATATCTCTATATAAACCCATAAATTAACCCCCGCCTTTACTAATATAGTCGGCTACCCTATCGGCCGCAATATCAAACTCATCGTTAATACCTTGGCGCTCGTTATCAAGTGCCCGGGCAACAAAAGGGTTAGGCTTGGTACCTTTACGCTGTATGCTTTTTTGGACCGCATAAGGGTTAATACCCTTGCGGCGGGCCCAACCCTCAAGCGCGCTAACAGGCGGCGCGCTACCCGGCAATCGGCCCTTATGTATAGCCTCGGCATAGTTAGCCTTGGGGCTTATCATTACCTCAAACTCGCCAAGCTCAATAATGTTAATGTTAGCCGCAAGGTTGGACGTATCCCGGGGCGCCTCAATCCGCTCGGCACGTTGCAAGCGTATAGCGCCGCGGTTGAGCGCGCTCTTAAGTTGCTTGGCGCCATATGGGCCGGCGGCCTTTAGGTCATCAAGCAACCGCCCTAGCCCGGGTATTTCAATATTTAGACTAGCGGCCATTTACTTTACCTCTTTATTTAAGGCAATCTCGTAATGCGGATTATTACCAAAATTAAAGTATTGGACGGCCGTAACGCCGTAAGTAACGCCGCCGCTAACTACTTGGTCCCCGGTCTGTACCGGGTACTCCTGTTTTGTAAACATCATAAAGCCGGTACCAATCGCCATACCGTAAGTAGCGCTCGCCTCGGCGCTAAGCGGTTGAATAAAGCAAGGGACGGCCGCCGCCACGGTTGCAACGGTACGCTTACCATTGACCGGTACACCTAAGCGCTTAATATCGGCAACATGAGGCGGGTTTTGCAACATACTCATTTTTTACGCCTCAAGTATTTATAGCCGGCAAGTATTAAGGTAGTTAATATAAAGCGCCTCATATATGTAAAATCCGGTATTCTTTTAATATGTCCATAACGGCCGGCGCTTTTTGGCTTACAGTACTTGGGCTTGCATAATTAACCTGATAATTGCCGGTACGTTCGCTTACAACTTCGCCGGTATTGGTAGCGCCGCCTAGGTACATAGCAATAACTAATTGCTCGCAAGCAAATTTAATATCATCGGGTATACCATTATAGCCATATGTATAGCTAACTTTTACGGCATTATAGGACTGGTCGTAAGCCTCGCCGCCTATATAAAAGCGGCCGGTTAAGGCATCAAAAGTATAATCATTGGCTGTATAAACCGTATTGTTTGGCCCAACCTTTACGCTAGTAATAGCTTTAACGTCAAAGTTTCTAAGGTAAAAGCCGCCCCAGTTTTCAATACTGTTAGGCTCATCGGTAATAATCTCGTAGGGGACGGCCGGGACCGCGGCGGGGTTATAGCCAAATTTACGGCCGGTGTATTTATCAATATAGGCGCTTGCCCGGTTAATGAGTAAATCAATAAAATCGGCATTAGCTGTATCCGGTACGCTCGGGTAAGCTTTAACGTCGGTAGCGGTTGTATACTTCATACCTTTTAATCCTTATAGTTAGCCTCTAACTTAATTATAAGCTAAAGGCTAAACAAAAGACTAAAGCTTATTTAGCGGCTTTTTTTTCGTCGCTAGCCTTGGCGTCGCTATTCAGTTTAGCGGCGGCCTCTTTTTGGGCGGCGTCAACTTTGGCCGGGTCCTGACCGTTAGCGGTATAACCTTGCGGGTCCGTAACAATTGTACCTTGAGCCTGTTGCGTTCGGTTTACGTAGGTTTTAGTAGTATCGCTACTTAGCGGGCTACCGTTTAATACTGTGCGGTCATGTTCGGCCTTTAGGCGGCCTTTGATAATTGCCTCAATTTCCGTACCGGTGTAATAGCCGCCGTTTTCAGTATTAAAAGGCGTTTGTACTTCGGCGTCCTCAGTCTTACCACGGCTAGCCGCTAGCTGTTCGCTGTGCTTGCTTTCGCTGTAAGCCTCAACCGGGCTACCATCAGGTAATGATACTTCGCGGCCTTTTTCGTTAACGTATGTAGGGTTTTGCAAAGCCTCGGCGGTTTTGCGGTCAAAGGTTGCAACATCGCCTTTATTGTATGGGCTAAAGTTGCGGGTAAAAACTAGCGTTACTTGGTTATTATCTGCCATTGTAATTTCCTCACTTATATTATGTTAATGCTAAAGGGGGCTATTGCTAACCCCCTAGGTAACTATTTTACGGCTGTCATTTTAACAATTGCCTCGGTAAGCGCTAGGCCACCATCTAGGCGCTCGCCAACTTTAACGGCTAGGCGGTGTCTGCTAAAGCTTTCACCCTCATGTATAGAACTTTCGCTAAATGTTTGCTCGGTATCGCCAACAATGTAATATTGCAAATCACCAAAGTAAATCTCGCTCTCGTTAGTGCCGGCGCCTAGGTTAGTAGGTATATCAGGTTGGATAATTACCGGGCGGCCCATTAATGTAGGCGTATCTGTACCGTTATTGTAAGCGGTTTCGTATAGCTGGCGGCCATCGGTTGAGCGCAAGTTAGATACAAGCTTTAAACGAGTATCGCCCATAATCCATACGGCATTAGCGCGGTACTGTTCGGGTAGAGCAAAGTACAAGTTAACCAAATCGCTAGAGGCTAGCGATGCGCCGGCCTGTGCAACTGATACAAAAGTGTAAGTACGGATACCAAAGGGTTGGCCGGTTCCGGTTCCAACCATAAAAGCGGTATCTTCGGCGCGGGCTAGCGCGCTAGCAAATCGGTTGATAACCCAATCAACTAGGCTATCGCCCATACCGTTATCATGTAGCAACTGGCGGCTAATTCGGGTAAGGCCCATGAGGTTTTTAGCTGTAAGGCTAAGCTTGGTAAATTGCGGGTCGCTTTGGGTAATTATTGCTAGTTCGGTTGTCCAGTTAACCGTAACGGTAGTACTCTCGGCGTCAAGGTCAAGCTTGCCGCTTGGCATTGGCAGTACTGTAACGTAGTTACGGAGGTGAGGAGTACGGTATTTACGTTCTATTAAAGCAGTCCGTAGTTCGGTAGGAATTAGTACGCCACCGTCGGCGCTTACAATTGTTGATAAGTCTTTATTGATAGCCTCAACCGCAACCTTATCATCGCTATCAAGGTTATCAAGCTCAATGAATCCGGCTTTTACGGCTAGGAAGTTGGTAAAGTTCTTAATCTTAGCGCGGCCCTCGGGGCTTTTGTGCGGTGCATCGGCAAATTTTGAGGAAAAAATAGCGTCTTTAACTTCTTGAGAAGTAGCGCCCCGGGCCTCTAGTGCGGCCTCCTTAGCTAGTAATACAGCCTCTGATAATTTCATAGTGTTTAATCCTTATAAATCTAATTGGTTATTATTAATTTACCCGGCCTAGTTCCGCGTCAATTGAGGCTTTGGCGCCGGCAGTAATAGCCTTGGCCTGTTCCTCGGTTACGTTTTCCTCGTCAATTTCGGGGTCATCGTCATCGGTACCGCCAACTGGCTCATCGGCCGCTGGTTTATCCTTTGACTCGTCCGTATCGGCGGGGTCATCGTTTGGCTTTGGGTCATCAGTAGGGGGGGTAACATCATCAGGGGTAGGGTCGGCAATAACCGGCTCATCAGTAGGGGTAACATCATCGGCCGGTACGTTATCATTGGCCTCATCTTGTTTTGACAAAACATCTATAAGCTTATCAAGCTTGGTATTGGTTTCCTTTAATTCGGCGGCTAGTTCGTTGCTCATGTCGTTATTATCCTTATTATCGCTTACGCTTGTCAAGGCCTTAACTTGGGCCTCAAGTTGCTTAGTAAATATTTTAGCTTGCTTAGGAGTAATAACCCCCTCGGTTGCGGCTAGTGCTAATGCGTTGGGGTTGGCCGGTACTGTTACGGCGCTAATCTCAAGTAACTCGGCTTGTAAAATAGTTGTCCAGTCATCGGACCATTTTTTAGGTATCAGGCCAACGCTAAAGGCTCGGAGGTATCCATTTTTATAAGAGTTATAAAGCCCATCAACAAACAAAGCCCAATCGCTAGGGTTGGCCGGGTCTGTGCAAAGTTCCTCAATGCTAGGCCATTTAGCTTTAAAGACTAACTCGCCATTTTCGCTAAAGCCTATTTCGGTAGTAGTAAAGCAAGCCGGTTGCCAATAGTCATGGGACCATAGGCCAACCGGGTTTTTTAAATAGTTATCCAACTGCCAACCGCTAAGCATAATGTTTTCGCCGTGGCGGTCTATACTCTCATCACTGGCAACCGCAATAAAACTACGGTCCGCATCATCAACGCTACTAATCTTAACGGTAACAGTTTGCATAATGCCCTTTTTTTGCATTTCATCGGCCTTTTTAGCCTCTATAGGTAGCGGCTTACTGGCCGTTGGCTGTAGTTTTGTAGCTGTTGCGGTTGACATAATTTGTAACTCCTTTAGGCTTGCGCTTTACTTATAATAATATACTACCTAACTCAATATCGGTAACTCTATACATCTACAGTTACTATGTAGCGGCGGGTGTTCTACCTGTTCGTAATCAAGCTTAAGCGGATTACCGCCGGATACCTCAAGCTCATCGCCCTTATCAAAGTAACTATCGCCAAGGTCTATAATAGTTCCGTCCATTTCCTCACAGTAAGGACAAACTAACTCATCTTGGGTTGTATACCACTCTTTAGCCTCAACCTCGCCGGACTGGCGCCAAGCCTCATTTGATGCAAAAGCGCCGGCGTGTATGCTCTCGGTTCGGGCTATGCGCTCGGCCCTAAAGCCGGCGGCCGCGCCGTATACATGAGTTACCCGGGCTATGAGTTCATCAATAGCCTCGCCGGCATTGATACCGGCCGCAAGGGTAGCGCGTAATTGTTTTTCGGTTTCGTCATTGATAACCCCGGTTACTCTATTTATATGGCTTTTAAAATATTGGTTAACGTTCGGGTCCTCCATATCAATACCATCAAGGCCAACCAATATAGCGGCTTGGTCCCCGGCGCTTTTAACTTGGCCCCTAAATGGCGGTACCAATTTAGCATAAAGCCTATCTTTAGCGGCTTGTCGGTTAAAAATTAGGTCCTCAATACCCTTAGTTTTAAAGCTTTTGGGTGTATATAGGCGCTCAATGTTATCAATAACCTCGGCCTTTTGGCGGTTAAACTCATCGCGGGTAGCTTTAATAAACTTTTTTTCATATCCCCGGGCCACTTTATCAACGCGCGCGGCTATAGCCTCGCCTATTTTTATACGGTCGGCGGCGTCCGCGTATAAAGTCTTACGGTTAACTACTTTTTTTTTTGGCCTGTTAGGGCCTTTTGCGGTTCGGTACCGCTATCAGTAGCGGCGGCAAAGCTAAGCGGTACGCTATTTATAGGTATATAAAGCTCATCGCCGCCGCGCAATGGCTCATCGCCAACGTCGGCGCGTATCTCGTTAATGGTCCGGTATTTATTGATAGCGCTTTCACGTTCCTTTAAGGTAAATTCTTTATCCTCTGGTACCGGGTTGGCAAAGCTAACAATTAGCTTAGGGTCAAAGTCCGGGGCTAGGTTTTCAGTAATGTTTGAGGTAAGGCGCTCTAGCTTAGGCAGTAATACCCGCTTAGCAAATACGGCCTCGCCCGCCTCGGCATTGGACCGGTTAACATTTTCGCTAATGCCTAGTATGGTAGCGCTAACCCTAAACAAAGCTAATATCTGGTCCCGGTTAAATTTGCGGCTCTCTAAAAAGTCCATTTCTTTTTGAGTAATGGCAAGCGGCTTATACTCTAGCCCGCCCTCTAATATGGCTATCTTGTGCGCGTTTATAACCCCGCCGTAAACATCGTTCCACTCGGTTTTCATACGCGCAAAACTCTCGTTGCTAAGTTCGTCTTTAGTTTGCAAGGCGGCATCTATGCGGCCATTGTTGGCAAAAAAGCGGCGGTTATAATCGGCGCTTTGGGTATCGGTATCAATGGACCGGGCGGCGGCTTTAACAACGCCCATACCCCGCCAAATATTTGTTGGGTCGGTATACTTGTGTTGTACTATTTCGTTAGCCTCAACAGGTATACGCTTACCGTTATTGTTATAAATCCAACCGTCCAAAATATTAGAAGTAACTTTGTGTTCCATCTTAGCCGGGTTAAGCGGCCATAGGGCAATAACAACGCCTTGCTTGTTGCGTTCTTTTAACCAAAAGCTCTCGCCGGTAAGTTCCAAATTAGTAAAGGTAAACTCTAAAAATTCGTTTTTAGTTTGGGCCGGGTTAGGCTTATGCAAAAGGTCTAATAATATATGGTTTTCTATTTCCTCAAGCTGGTTAACATGGGCCTTAACTAAAACGCCTTTGGTATTGTAATAACTAATATCTAATTGTTTGGCCGCATATTGTTTAGCCCATTTGCGGGTATAAATCATTTTGCTATGTAAAGTTGAGTTCTTAGTTGAGCCGCGGTTAACGTAAAGCTGTAAATCAGTACTGGCGGCGTCCTCGGCTATCGCCCGGACCGCCCCATAAACCCAATCCATGTAAGCGTTTAGTTGACTTGAGCGGTCACTATAAGTGTTAAAGGTTCTAAGCGCGGCAACCATTGAGCCGCCAAGGTTCCACCCGCCACCCTCTGCTTTACTTAAGGTATCATCGGCCGGGTTAATCCGGGTTAAGCCAAAGGACTTACCAAGCTCGCCTATGGCGCCGGCGGCTATATCAGTTAGTAGGCTCATCGTATCCTATACTCCTTATCCTAGGCTCTTTAACTTTTTGCTCGCCTAGCGCTAATACATTTGACCAAAAACTATCGCCGTGGCCGTCGGGGGTTTCCATAGCTTTAAGGTTGCCATCAACTGCTAGTATCTGCTCTTTTTGCCGGGTGTCGTTAACCATAGTTACCTCTTTACCATTTATTTTAGCGTCAAAGCTACTAGCAAGTCCATTTTGGTTACGGTTCCCAAAGACTACAGGTATTAAATTACGGTGTAACTTGCCTTGCTCGGCTAGGCCCTCAAATTCGCCTCTAGTGTTATCATACCGCAAAACACTAATGTTAAAGCAATCAATCGCTTGGTTTAGCCAATCAACTTGGTCTTTATAATCTACATGGTCAAACCACTTACTAACTATTTGCTTATAATAATGTATCGGTTGGCCGCGTCTATCCTCTGTTGTATGGGTCCGGTAGTAAATAGCGCAATGGGCCGGGTGTGCTTTTTTACCTATGTCATGGCCGCCTACTACCATTTTGCCCTTATAAAATTCATATATAGGGCCAAGCTTTACGCTCTCTAAATTAGGGTCAATGCAAGCCTCTAGGGCGTCGGCCTCTATATAACTTGTTGCCTCATAGGCCGGGGTTGCTAAAAACTCTTGAGCAAAGCGGGGACGCTTGATTAATCGCTCGCGGCGCTTAAGGCGTTCAAAGGGCCAAGCCTCCGGCCATAGTACAACCTCGCGGGCCTCATCAACGTAAGCCTTGGCAATGCTAACTTTAAATTGCTCGCCCACTTCGGGTAAAAAATAAAAGTCGGCCCAAGTTTGCGGGGTGCCTACAACTCTACACTCGCCGCCCTGATTAACCATTTGCATTACCTCAACTAAAATAACCCGGTTGATTTTATGTATTACGGTTGGCACAAGTTTATTTTCCGGGTCCTTTAGCGGGTCATCAACATATATCCATCTAGCGTGTATACCACGCTTAAATGATAGTAATGAGTTAGGGCCAAAAGTTACTTTAGGCGTAAGCTTTTTGCGCTCGCCCTCAATAAACCAAGCGTAACTTAAGTTGCTATCGGCGGTCCGCTTAAGGTCTACAACATCATCAAAGTATGGGTTGCGCTCTATCAGGTCCTTAACTTTTTCCAAGTGATAGCGGGCAAGGTCTAAATTAAAACTGAAATATTGACCCTCGCCGCCGGGGTCCCCAAACTTAAGCCGCCAAATATGGTACATAATTCGGGCATATAGCCGGGTACTTTTAAAGTGTTCGCGCGGGCCAATGTCCATAGTCATAAGGTTGGCATCATAGTTATCGGCCACGGCCTCTATATAATCGCCATAAATAAAATTGTCATAGCTTGCCGCAAATACGCCTAGTACAAAATCCTTAAATGTACGGCCGCCCATACGTCCGGTTTTTTCCATAACCGCCGCGGCTAGGCGTTGCTTTTCGCTAAACTCTAATAATGTTAAATCCGGTACTAATAACTTTGTCAAGTTGGGCCTCACTCATCTCATTAACGGTAACTGTAATTCCAACATTAAGATTATTGTTAATAACGGCGCCGTCGGTAAATAGCTTTTGAATTTTTGCCAATATTTCAAGCGCTCTAATGCGGTCCTTACTCGCCCGGGCGGCCTTGGCCTCATCAAATAAGCGGTCTATTATCTCATCGCCGCTAGGCCCTCGCTGTTTTCTGCTAGTTTCTGCTAACCAATTTTGACTAAAATTTAATATATGCTTGGCGTAATTCAAACTATACCCCGCCCTTAGCGCCGCTTGGTAAGCGTTGCCATAACATAGGCTATCAGGGTCTAAATAATGCTCTAAAAATTTAAGTTGCCTAGGGTCCGCGGGCTTGGTTACTACCCGGGTTTTGGCTCTAGGCTTTCGCTTGCCGGTATTCCCGGCATTGGTTGGCTTAGTCATACCTATATTATAAGCTATGTATTTTCGCGCTTGACCGCATCGCTAACCGCCGCGTCCAAATCCTTAAAGCTACCAAGTACCTTTTTGCGGTCCTTAGCATCATATAAAACATATTTGGGTTGCTTGTCGGTTGCCTCGTTAACTACAACGTAATTTTTAGTACTCGCTACAACTTCCATAATTTACTCCTAGCTTTGGGTTACGGTAGTTTGATAAACGATTGATACGGCCGTTGTTTTTGTAAATGGCCCAATAACTACGCGGTTAAACATTACACTTGTGTTATTAACGTTGCCGTTAAATAGCCCGGCCTCGTTCCAAACAAAGTTAGCCTCGGTAGTCGCAAAAGTTGCGGTAATAGTAACTACTTGGTTTGTCCGGCTAGTGCCGGCATCGGCTGTTTTGAGCAGTACGTTAGTTGCCGCCAAAAGGCCGGTTTGCGCTATGGCCGCCGCGGTTGCGCTATCGCCTACGCCTACAGATGTTATGTTTACGGCGGCCGCTAATCCAAATAATCTATCAAGAGTTAAGTTTTTGCCTACAGTAACAATTATATTTTTGTAAACCGGGCTTATATAGACAACCTTGTTAACTATATTGCCGGCATCGTCTTTTATAATCTCGCCCTCATAGGCGGTAAACTGATGTAAACCTATAAGTTTTTCTTGTGTCTCTAAAGTTTGCATAATTACCTCACTTTTAATATTACACTAAACGGTAGTATAT